TATTCTATTTTGCCACCATTCAAAAAGATCATCTGGCAAGCAAGCCCAAACACTTTCTAAACCAATTCGATTAGCTGGCATCAAACGCGCGCCAGTGGATTGTGTCTGGTACTCGCTCAGTATTTCGTAGCGTGCCAAGTCTTGACCGTCGCCGTATGAATTGCCATTCGCTTGCATGGTGTGAGTGACTACCGCATCATCAGATAGTCGCGCTCTAATTTCTGATATTCTAGCGCGAATATTGATTGCGCTTGTTCCCGTCGCATCCATTAAATCGGTTACATTCGCGCCACCATTTGAGCGACACATTGAATAAATCAAACCAATCCTAGATCCAGATCTGAACACTTGTTCTGGTGTTGAAATTGTTTCTGAACTTGAACCATTTTCAATTCGGTTTTCAACGGTGTGGTGAACAAGGTTAATTAGGAACAAAACCCAATTGATTATCTTGTCCGCTTCAATTGTTCCGCTTGCTTGTCTAAATTCAATTGTACCATTTGACCAGTGATTGAGATTGATTACTGAAAACTTACCGACGGTAGCATCTCGCAATTGCTCAATTGTCCTTGCACTATTCAGTCTATCTAAATGCATTGTAGAACAGTAACGATTGTTTGTTCTTGATCTTGGGAACATTGAATTGATAGTGGATTGAGACTTTGCGTATCTAGTCATGATATCTTTAACCGCTACCGCGTCCATTGGGTCACCATAGTATTCTGAACCATTAATAAAGCGACTAGTCGCTTCAGTGTATTGAATACTTGATGCGGATAAATTGGTTGGGTTGACGTGCAATGTCTGAGCGTTTGAGATGTGAACGTGCAAACCACACTGTCGGTTAATTCGACAACCTATATCTTCAAGAACGCGACACACTTTTTTGATGTAGTCAAAAGCGAAATCACATGGTGCCAACGGTGGCAATACAATTTCACAATCAACGTTTGGCGTGCCATCGGGTTTAACGATGCAACCCTTGATGCCATTATCCTCTAGCGCACTTTCAACTCTTGTTTCAGTTACGCCGTATGTTTCAACTTCTAATCCAAATGTTCTCATTTTGTTCTTTCCTTTGTTTTGTTGTGGTACAACCTTAATATCAGCATTTATGGGAATTGCAAGAACTTTGTGGGATTTATTATAATACGTACAATTGTTCGGGTTTTGATCAAACTCAAAAAATCGGTTTTTTTTAATTATAAGGAACGTGTGTGTATGTGTGTATATGTATGTATATATGTGTATATATAAAAAGGGTCGGACTAATTAAAGCCCGACCCCGATCCGATCCCGATCCCGATCCCGATCACATTGACTCAACCCGAACATCTCTAAAGTGACGGGAACGATAATAACTACCACCAGCCTCATCCGATGCCTGAGCAAGCGCCCCATCATCAAGGCCGAAATCTTTATAGCCTTCTTCAATCATCCTGTAATAATTATGGTTAGGCTTGGAAATTTCGCTTTTACTTTGCATCATGTACGTAATCCAGCCATGATTAATCTTGCGTCGTGTGTACAAGTGCGGATAGCCTTCTAATCTATCCAAGGCTTGCAAGCACTTGCCCGTAATAGACCAAAGAACAACGGGAACAACTCCGCCATCTTCTGGCACAATGTCGGCAACGCCACGAAATACGAGGCGGTAATTGGGCAGATAAAATCCGCCCATTGGTTTGGCTAGGGGGCAACGTGCTTCCATTGCCCTTCTGTTGGTATTCATACCGTAAGCCATGTAAAGGTATCTGGTTTCCAAGAAGCTCATGCCACCAACTCCCGCGCATCTTCAATAAGTTTATCGTTGAGCGCTTCAATATTATTTCGGCCAATCTTTTCCAAAACAATACAACGCGCATAGCTTGGGGAACAGTCGCCATCGTGGGCAATGTACTTCGCAAACTCAGCAATTACGAACGAACGTAAGCGACCTTTATTATTTAGGTTCTCTTTAATATAGGATTGATTGCGTCTGTAATGTTGCTCACCTAGATACGACCCATCAAGCCAACATCTGAAAAATCTTCTTGTTGGGCTATTGTCGTCAGTGATAATTGTATCTTCTAAATCTCTTTGAATTTGTTCTTTCTTTGTCATTGTAATGACTCCTTTTGCTAGAATAAACCCACATTATCCCACACCTTTGCAACTGTCAAGAGAAAAAATACCCCACGCTAAAAAAAATTAACGCGGGGTTGAGGTATCCAGAACGGGCGCGAACTGGCAATGAAAAACTACCTGGCTTTTATCATATGCTGCTCCTGGCTGCAAGTAAGAACACGAACAATTGTTCGGGTTTTAACCGGGAAGCCGGGGCTGCAGTAACCACAGGAACACAAAACACAGCAATCGGCGCTAGCTGCCTGGGTAACCGGGGGACTGCAGCTGTAAACCCGAACAATTGTTCCCGATTCGGCCCGGTTCCCGCAGCAACCGCCTGGGTAAAAAAACTACAGCTGCAGAAAACACAGCAGTCGGCCAGGTAACCGGGGTAATCCCGAACAATTGTTCCGAGGCTGTCCCGGTTGTGCCTGGGAAATAACCTACAGCGGTGTTTTGTTTACCTGTGGTTATAATATATAGGCTATATATAGGGGGTTATCCCGATCCGAGTCCCGATTCAGCCCGGTTGCAGCCCCGATCCCGAACAAATGTTCGGGCTGCCCGCTGCTTAAAAATAACGCCTGGTCCGGTGCAGCTAACCCGAACAATTCATCGGGTTATACCCGCTGCTGGAGTCCCGATCCCAGGAAAAAGCCCGGTTTCCCCCCGAAAACCCGAACAATTAGGGGCCTCCAGGGGGTCGTCCGGGCCACCCCCGATTGTTTTCCCGAACAATTCTCTACTCTGGATTACAATTCGTTATAGGGATTATCTCGTGATCTATGGTATTTTCTGAATTTTCTTTAGGCGTAACATCGACCATGCGTGTTTTAGCACGATCCATAAACTCTTGTAGTTTAAGGGCTATGTCTTCTCGGCTCATAGCGTCCAAATTTTCGTGCGTGACGTGGCTTCTATTGACCATGAGACCCGTGACCTTCAAACGAAGCTCTTCTGCCTTTATAGCGGCTGAGTAGTTGCCAGCACTCCAAGCTTCATCTCGAAGTCTCTGCATATCCCGAACCGACTTGGTTACTGTGACACCGAACTTACTTTCTAGCTCCATTCGCATCTCTTCCATCCGCTCTTTTATTCTCGGATTATTGAGAAGCTGGACGGCTGACACATTTGCGTTCTTGTACCCAGCAGCTCTCGCTGAAGCAGTTTGTGTTAAATCTTTGTGCAGGTAGTTATCCAAGAACTTTTGTTGCTGTGGTGATAACCTTGGCTCACCTTTTCTTGACTCACCGACTTTAGACATTTGAAACCCCGATTATGTTACGCCCCGATTATCGTTGTTATTGGCTACGAGGTCAAGCCTAACTATTCCCACACCTGACCGATCACAACGTTACTTTAATTTACGGTAAGGGGGGTAAGGTATATACCCCCCCCTATAAGGGGGGTAACGCAATTAACGTAAAATAAGTGTTTGATTTTATTACATATTCTACGTTAAATGGCACTTTTAACGTAATTAACGTAAACGGCTAAACCATTGATTTAATTCAATATTCTACGTTACGTTAATTACGTTAAGTTTTAACGTGGTTTTTTTTAACGTAAAATATCGTTTAAAAACAATGACTTAATTTTTAGCCAAAAAGGGCTTTACTTCTTGGAAGGTGTGGGATAAGTTAGGCATTACCACAACAAGAAAGACGATCATGTACTGTAAATTCTGTTTAACAGATACGGCTAAGAAAACAGGTAGCTGGGTTCGAGGAAAGAATACTCGACACTACTACCTTTGCGATCTTTGCGGTGAACGTTGGACAAGTGATCAAGCGCCTGAAGAGTTAGATTTTGTTCCTTGGGATAGTTTTACTTGGGAGTGGGATATTAATGAACCACATGAGGGAGATGAATAATGATCTGGTCTGATAACTTGAAAGTTTTTCTAATCCAAATGTTTGGTCATGAAATAAAAACTAAATCAAATTTTCAGAGGGTAAGACATCAAGCTTGGTTGCCTTGCGAACCCAATGAAGAACCACCATTTTGAAGGAGAGAAATAATGCCTAATTGGGTAGCAAATGAAGTGACGTTTACTTTTGACATGAGCCATCAGAAACGTAAGTTTTTGGATTTTGTAAAGTCCGATGATAATCCATTTGACTTTGATAAGATCATTCCGATGCCAAAAATCTTTAATGACATTTGCCAATCAAAATCTGGTGGCAATGGACTTAAATGGCATTATCAAGATTCAACCAAGCCAAATGGTGTTGGAGAGCGCCTTACTGAATTAGAGGTAAGTCGTTTAAAGAAAGAGCATGGCACTCTTGGTTCTTATGATTGGTGTTGCGAGAATTGGGGAACCAAGTGGAATAGCGTTCATCACGTTGAGACAGATAACGATGATTATGACGATGAATCATACGTTTGGTTTGGTTTTAACACCGCATGGTCAGCCCCGACACCGATTGCCCATTTTTTGAAGCACAAGTTTGAGGGCATCAAGTTTCGTTGGTTTTACCGCGATGAGAGCGATATGTTTTGCGGTTATTTAGATGATGATATTGGAGGATTTTGATATGAAATTAGAATTAAAAAGCATTAAACACGCTCAGTGGAAGTCTGAGGAAACTCAATGTTATGACGCTAAACTTTATGTTGACGGCAAGCCATTTGCGCTTGTCGGCAATCATGGTCAAGGCGGTGCTGACACTGAATATCAAGACCCTAGGTTTAAGGGCGATTGGTCAAAAAAGCTTAGAGAGGTAGAGCAATATTGTCGTGAAGCATATAAGTTCAAAGGCTATAAAGGCGTTTGGATTAACGGTAGTATGGAGTACGCTTGCCATGTTTTGTTGGAAGATTATTTGGAGCGTAAGCACTACAAGCCGTTTTTAAAGCAGATTTGCGGAGTTACCAACGGTAGAATGTGGAGTTATGGCAAGAACTTAAAACCGACCAAAGAGAACATGGATAGACTTAGAGAGAATGGCGAAGTGTTCTTGAATGAGTTGCCAGAAGACGAGGCGATTGCAAAAATTAAAGCAACCGCATACGTTAGGAAGGGAGAGGCCACATGATAATTGAATACACATTAGATGATTTCGATAAGTTGTATCATACAAGTTGTGAGAGCTTTTATGAGAGCCAATGGAATAGATTTGAGAGAAATAACTCTAGTTATGAGAAGATAGAGTTAGACCCCGATAAGAAATACGTCATGTATTGGTTATCGCAGCACGAAAAATTAACAGCGCTTTTGACGATGAAAGTTCTGAGTGCCAAGGGTTTTGAAGCTCATATGTTGTGGGATATGTACAGTAGCCCCAACCCCGATTGGTGCATCATGACCGACTACAGATCAAAGAGTTGGCGCCTTCAAGATGAGATGAATGATGCTTAGACACGTTGATCTTTGTTCGGGTATTGGTGGCTTTAGCCTTGGTTTTGAGTGGGCAGAGTTATCCACCCCTATATTGTTTTGCGACACCGAGCCTTGGTGTCGTAAGATACTCGCAAAGAATTTTCCAAATATACCTATAGCTACAGATGTAAAGGAGTTAGCACATGACCCAGAAAGACTTGTTCCCGACTGTGACATCCTCACGGCGGGATACCCATGCCAACCCTTCTCCGTCGCGGGAAAGCAAAAAGGCACAAAAGATGACCGCCACATCTGGCCGTACATCCTTAGAATTGTTGCACACAAAAGACCGACTTGGTGCGTTTTCGAAAACGTTCATGGTCACATCGCCTTGGGTCTCGACCAGGTGTTGCTTGACTTGGAAGCCGAAGGCTACTCCACAAGGACGTTTATTGTTCCAGCTTGCGGTGTCAACGCTCCCCACAGAAGAGACAGACTCTGGATTGTGGGCAACGCCCAACACGATGGATCATCTACCGCCAAGGTCGGAGGAGTTAACGAAGAAGATGCAAGAGGGGCATCGCAAGGGCAGATCCAAGCCAAGCAATCTTCGGGAGCAAGTGGACGAGAAGACGATGTCAATGTGGCCGACACCGAGGGCATCATCCAGAATGGCATACGCGGAGAAGCCAACCAAGTCTCAGATAGAGGGAACTCACGGTTGGAACTTGAACGCTGCGGTCAACGACAGCCTATCGGAGGATCCGAACAGAATGTGGCCGACACCCAGAGCGAACAAAGTACACCCGATGATAACGGAGGAGAACAGGGAGCAGTTAGCGAACCGCAACAAGTCCAACCTAGAGGAAGTGATAGCTGGGGAGGTAGGGGATGCAACTGGGAGATTGAACCCGACGTGGGTAGAGTGGCTCATGGGATACCCAGAAGGGTGGACAGACTTAAAGGACTAGGGAACGCGATTGTTCCACAGATAGCAATGAACATAGGATTAGCAATAAAGGAGGAATACAATGGAAATAAAATCTAAATACCCCCAGAAGTTAATTGATAAAGCGCACGATCTTGCGTTTCAAGGTGAGCTTTCAAACAAAGCTATAGCTAAAAAGCTAAGTTTAGAGCCTAATCAGTTGCATTATATTATTTATAAATTAAAAGATAGTGGTGCTTGGGTTAAGAACATGAAGAAGGTTATGAAGAAAGCTTCGAAGCCTGTTGAGCCAAAGAAAATGACAATTACAGAAAGTTTTTTAAACTTTTTTATCTCTGAGAGCTTTAAATGAATATAGTTGATGAAAGTGAAAACTGTCATTCTTGTATGGGCAAAGGTTTGTATACCGAGTACGATGATAGGATCGGTGCTTATATCACAGATCGTTGTTATTACTGCCAGGGAACTGGTCACAGAACGATTATTGTGAATGAGAACAAAGAGTTAGATAACGTAGTTAGTGTTGATTTCAACACAAAGTGACAAGATGATTTAATTTTTACGCTCCAAGGCTTGTTGTGGTGATGGCCTGTAAAAATTTGCATCTTTAGAAAAGACGCCCTGAATTT